CTCGGAGGAGATTTAAAAGGTTTACTCGGAGGTGGTTTAAAGAAGCTACTCGGAGGAGATTTAAAAGGTTTACTCGGAGGTGGATTAGGAAAGCTACTCGGAGGTAAGGGTTTAAAAGGTTTACTCGGAGGTGGATTAGGAAAGCTACTCGGAGGCGGTGGCGGTGGAATGCTTGGTAATATTGGAGGATTTATGGGAGGTAAGGGCTTAGGAGGCATACTTGGAGGTGGTGGATTGGGTAGTGTACTTGGAGGCGGTGCAATGAGTGGCGGACCTTTTGGTTTGGCGTCCATTGCTGGAGGATTTTTAGGAGACGCGATAGGTGGAAAGGCTGGATCTGCTATAAGTGGAGCTAGTTCCGGTATGGCGACCGGTGCAATGATAGGATCAATCGTTCCAGGTGTAGGTACTGCTGTAGGTGCTATAGCGGGAGGTCTTATTGGAGGAATTAAGGGACTGTTCGGAGGAGGTAAGAAGAAGAAACAAGCACAAGCACAATCTGTACCTAATGCAGTAGGTGGCGCAGCTTTACCAGAAGCTTTAGGATCAACAGCATCACCAGTAGTATCCTCAGGTGGAGGCTTCGGAGGCGGCGGAGGCGGCGGAAACGGCTATACTGATCAGCTACTTAAAGAATTAATAGCTCAGCAAAAGGTTGTCGCTATGCAACTCGGCCAGTATGCACAGAGACAGTCTACAGTAACGTTAGAAAATGATACAACAAGAAAACTAAGCAGAAAGGTAGCAACCATACAGTAATTTTTAACTATTTATAAATAAAAAATAATGCCATTTACAATACCCGGACAGGAGTTACTTAATTTAGAATTTAGAGTAGTACCGGGCGGATTCACAATAGAGTTTCCAGCATATATTAGTAATGTTACCGATAGATATAGTCCGATGTGGAATCAGTTTTTTGAAATTGGTAGAGCCGATCACAAGGTATTATATAATAAATTTGTAAGAGAGATAGATATACAGTTTAGGACGATTGCTGATGGTAATTATGAAAGAGCATTGGGTTTGAAATTAAAGTTAAATGAATTAGCGAAATCAACCTACCCTCGAGACGTAGCTGATGGATTTCAAGGAAATTTCTTAGAATTCACCATCGGAGCATTATATCAAAAGGAGATTGGATACGTATCGCAGTTACAATATAACTGGGACAACACAGAAACACCTTGGGATGCAGGCAATCCATTCTATACAACAGTTAATATGTCAATTGTATGGATAGGTAAAGAGAGACCGAGATCAGAGATCGATGCTTACAATCCTGGATCAAGAGGAGATTGGAAACCCGTTCTTTAAATTACTACTATTATGCAAAGATATAAAGAATTAACCGAAGAATTTATAGATTCAAGTAATACTAAAAGGTATGCTTCTATCGATTATCCATATTTCCCCTACAGAGACTCAGACCAGTATATAATAAGTAAAAGGACCGATAGGTTAGAATTACTTGCAGACAAGTACTATAACGATCATACATTATGGTGGGTAATCGCACGAGCAAACGATTTAGGAAAAGGAACTCTTAACATACCTCCCGGCATTAGGATTAGAATACCCTACCCAGTTAACGAGTTAATCATAGATGAACTTATAAGAGATCGATAGTATGGCAGACTATTATAATGAAAGAGCATTTGATTTAAGCGTACTGTCTAGACTTGGTGTAAGACTATCTCAGAATAAGTTTGGATCAAATTATAATCCCGACGGTAAAAAAATAAGAAGATTAAGTTCTTGGGCTAAAGTAAGAGCCGGAGGACTTACCCTCTCTACAAGACAGGATACATTTGAAACGACTTACCCTGGAGACGATAAACGACCTACCCCTACGTTAACTCGACTCATTATTAGAAGAACCGGAGCGGAAGCTCATAAATTTAACTTATCGGTTCAAGTAGAGTTTGAATTTGAAGTATTTACAAAAGCAGATTTTGAATTATACTCATCGGTGTTTCTACGTCATAAAGGCGCAGACGACTTAGTAGTAGAATTTGGTAATGTAGAAACATATGACGGTAAGGGAAAAGTGTTACATAGGTTAGATAATGTACAGATAATACCCGGAGTCTGGAATAGTACCGAATATAATAGTTATGTATGTAAAGGCAAGGGTCAATCAAAAGGAGATAACGTTGCTGAAGAGAGTTTAAATTTAACTATTGAAAATGCAAAAAATATAACCAACACAAACGCAATGGGTGAATTTACTTATAGCGTTAAAGGTTATTTAAATAAAGCAATAGCTGAGTCATTATCTAACATGGGGGAGAGTTATACTAATATTACTCCTGGCCATGGCATACTACACAGCGGACTGCTATCATCTACTGCAGAAGGAGCAAGCCCTAAGCACATTGGATTAACCTACGATGCAGGATTCATAAACATGTCCCAGGGAGGTAATGCTAAAACTATCTTAGACATGCTAGGAGGCACCAAGACGGATATCGATACAAATCCATACCAGTATATAAATTATGAGACTATCTTACACTGGATAAATCGAACTTTAGAGCAGAGAGAATTCGCTGATACAAAGAAGATATTACCTAAAGTTAGGTATACGACGCCAGCTAAGAACAAGTTCTGCTATGTTCCGAGCGCATTAACCGCAGGGGGTATGTTTAGATCAGCAAATCCGTGGAAGATATTATGGTTTAATGGAGAGATAGGTACTCGAGGAGCTGCATGTTATGCGCCAGATAAAACCGATGCTCACGGTATCGACTTTGGAGCTGACACTCCAAGAGCAAACCAAGCAAGCACCCCAAACCAGGTTAACAGCGCCTATAGAGCCTATAGTAATGGTGATGTTAGGTTTGACGTCACCAAAATGTGGTTTAACGTGCACTTTATAAAAGGACTATTCGATCGCACCATAAGGGATTCTTATCAAAATACACAATCAGGAAAACCAGGTAACAAGCAATATCGAACTGGAATTCATGATTTCATGAATAACCTGTTCGGCGAAATAAAACACGTTTCCGGAGGGTTTATAGACTTGACATACACTTCTAACGAAGTAGAGAGTGCTACAGTGGGTCCTAGAGCAGAGAGTGGTGGAGACGCAGATGTCGTAATCTTGGATAGAAATTGGAGAATTTTTGGTGAATCAGGTCCTCCGTGGATGTTGAATATGAGATCCGGTGACGGTAGTACGTTAGATTTTAAACTACTTGGAGACTTAGGTAGCGCTGACGCTGCTCTATCATATACCCTCTCAAACAACGGAGGAGATAAAACAGCAATGCTTCAACAAAAGGTCTCAATCAATACATCGGTCTATGATGAAAAAATAAAAAGTTTAGGAGTAGTTTGGAATAATTTCGGCGTAAACGGTATAACTCCTAATATGATTGCCCAAGCAGCTAGTACGTTGAAGGAAATTAATGCCCTCACTCCGTATAACATGACCGGCACAACTCCCTCAAGCGAAGCAGCCCAATATAGTAAGCCTGCCGCTCATTTCCTAACTGCTGATTTAAAAATGGAAGGTATATATCCTCTAAAAGGAGGCAATAGGTTTCTATCCGACAACTCTCCAGACTGGTTTAATAACGCTGGACTCTGTTTAAGAGTTATGGAGGTTATTGATCAAATAGAAGCACCAGGTGATTGGACAACTACCGCTCACTGTGTAATGAGTTCACTATAATGGAAGATTTAAAACTATATAACCAAGACGGCACACCCTATAAGGGTCTATATTTTTACGAAAAAGGGAAATATTTTAGCGGTCTTGAGTTTAATGTTGCACGAAATAGGTTGCTAACTCAAGAAGAAGTAAATCCCATTTTAGTCAAAAGTCGAATACCCGTAAAAGGGTTCGGATATACTCCTAACAGGTATGTCCCCGTATTAAATGACCGCCACTACGCCACTGTAGGCTTTACAAGGTACTTTGTTCAAAAACTCACCAAACCTTACGGAACAATTACTGAAGTATCAGCTGAGGACTTCAGTATAGGACAATTTGAGTACGGAAATTCTGCAATTACTGGCCTTTATCAAGGAAGTTCCATATATTGGTATATATTAGGAAGTAGGGAAGATGTTGAATCTAAAAATAAATTAGCCGTAATGAATGTTATCAATAGGTATCCTAAATTTGTTGGATTAGATTTACACATTACAGACTATCTAGAGTTTTTCAAAGGAGCTTAAAAAAGAGTTATGTTATATAGAGAGTCGTCTTATGAAGACGTACTACAAGGTGACAAATTATTTGTAATACCTATACCAAACAATTGGAAAGATCATTACTTAGATGCTTCCATATGTGCAATGTACATAAGTAATGGAGTACAGGACACCATTGTACCTTTTGACATGGTAGATGAGATTAATGTAGGTAAAAATTACATAACATTTAAAGATAAAGTAGTTTATACTTCTGATAAAAAGTTATTAGAAACCCACTGGGCTGTAAACTCTTACGATATAAATACTGCTAAGTGGTTGGACGGTTGTGAAAATAATGTGACTATGCCTGATGATTATAGGGCTTTATTACGACTGTATACGTATGAAGATGTTAATAGGTACATATCTCCGTTAAAGCATTTAGAGTACTGTAGAGCGTTTAAGGACATTTTTCCAAGCACAGATGTATTAGGATTAGATTTTTACCAAAATACCGTATACCCTGGTTTAAGGTTTTTAGAGAAGTCCGGAATAGTGGTAGATGGAGAGTTATATAGAGAGGCTTTTGGTAAGTTGGAGAGTGTAGATGTATTAAAAACAGATTACAATCTACATACGTTAACCGGACGACCGTCGAATTCCTTTAATGGAGTTAACTTCTCCGCATTAAAAAAAGACAGTTTGCAGAGACAGTGTATTAAAAGTAGATTCGAAAAAGGTAAGTTATATGAGTTTGACTTTGATGCATATCATGTTAGACTTATCGGCAGGTTGTTGGACTACAGCTTTAAAGAAGACTCAGTACATGCCGAATTTGGAAAAGAGTATTTCCATACCGATACTTTATCAGATGAAGAATATCAACAGTCAAAACAGATTACATTTAAGAATATGTACTCCACCGTAGACAGTAGGTACAGTAATCAGTTTTTTATAAAAGTAGATGAGCTAAAAGAATACGTATGGAATTCCTATAAGAAGAGTAAATACTTACAGAGTCCCATAAGTAAGAGGGCAATTGCTAAAAATAGTAAAGAGAAAATGTATAAAAGTAAAGCGTTTAATTACTTTATTCAAGCCATAGAAACGGATTTCTCAATGATAGTTATATATAGGTTAAAAGAGTTACTTAAAAATTATAAGTCTAAATTTATGCTTTATACATATGATTCGTTTTTATTTGACGTACATCCTGATGAGGATGGAATTCTTCCGAGAGAGTTATATAACTGTCTAACTAAAAATAAAATGCACGTAAAAACTCACTCCGGTGAAAATTATAATCATATGAAAAATTACCAGTTATGAATAATATAAGTTATCAAGAAATAGTATTAGAGTGGTTTAGTAGATTGCCAAAAGGTTATGCTCAAATTCCTTATTCTGATTCTGAAATTAAAGAGTTGCAAAACGTTTTGCAAGAGAATAATGTACAGATACCGGAACATGAGATATTGCCGGGTAATTGTGGTATTGAGTTGGTAACTGAGTCAAGCAATGCTGACGGTGTGATTGATAAGGAGGAGTTAATTGAAATACTTAACAAAGAGGACTTTACCCCAAATCAGTTAAAAGCACTACTTAACGTAATATCTGGATTTCGTTATCAAGACGAAGTCCTATCGTTTCTCAATAGTAAAGGTAAGTCAGTCGCTTCCGTATCTAAAATGATCTATAATACGTTAATTGAAAACGGAGACATACAAGCATACCATAAATATATAACGACATCTATAATATCATATTCAGGTTTAAAACCTGCTGGTAATTTAAAGGAAGTATTTAAAGATATAATTTCTCAAGACACATTAGACTTTCTACTAGACATCAAGCCTTCTTCCGGTAACGTAGCTACCGGTAAAGGTGAAGTCTTAATATGTGTTATGACTTCAGACGCTAATGGTGATACAAAAAGGGGTGATATAGATGTGGGCGGTAAAGGTGTAGAGGTGAAGAATAGAGGAGCAGCCCCAATGGGACAAAAGGCCCAATTCGGCAGAAATTCGGATAAACTGTTTATAGGTAATACTATCAACGGCATAAACGATATACTAGACTCACCACTTAAAGTTAACACTAAAGGTAAGAGGCCTTTACATAGGTTAGGCGTTATATTTAAAGCCGTATCGGAAATAGATGAGAAAAAGGTAGATGCCGCGATAGAAATAGCAGATACAGAGTTAAAAAATGCTTACCCTGGATTAGATTTTTCTAATTTCAATTTAAAAGAGTTTCAAGCTGGTGATAGTATAGATATGGATAAAGCAGAAGATGCTTTTGTTAAAAAAGTAATTGAATATTATGTAGAACTTGAAGATTTTGAAGAAGTGTTTTTTCTGGATGATCGAACCGGAAAATACGCTATAATTCCCTCAGATAAACTCGTAGCTTCTGTAGGTACTAAGTTAAAAGTAATACTAAAAGATGGCCTTCCTAGATGGAGTTATACTTTTTAGAATTTTAAAGATAAAATGCAGCGATGAAATCCAACCTATTTTGCACATTTACCAGAGAACACACGCTAGATAGAGACATAGATCAGTTATTAGAGTATTTTGATATTTATCGAAACAGGTTATTCATTCTAAGTTACGAAGATCGACCTAGAAACCTTATCATAACATATAATGTTGAGAACTTCTTACAAAAAGGTCTACCTGACTCTACAATCAGTATACATCGAAAGAAGGAAACAAACACCCTTTATACTATTAATGCTCTTAATTCAGTAATTAAAGCAGTCAATAATGGAGTTTTAGATAAAACGTATAGATTAGATTGGGGCCTATACGAGAATAGTATACTTCTCACAGATACTGAAGAGACTAACGATGGTCATCGAATAATTTATTTAAACTTTGAGGAAATAATGCATATATAAGTTGCTTCTTAAAGAGAGGTAGTTTATATTTATATTATGTTATTGAGGCAATAGGTATTGCCCGTATCTTTTTTTCACTTATATAAAAACATTTTTAAAATGGCAGTAGATTTAGAAGCTATCAAAGCCAAGCTAGCACTCCTGAACAAGAGTAATCAAAATGGCGGTACATCGGAATCACTTCTTAAGAAATTCTTATGGAAACCAACAAACGGTACTAACCGAGTCAGGATATTACCCTACATACATCGGAGAGAAAATCCTTTCCTAGAAGTGTATACAAATTACAACATTGCAAAGTATCCAGTAGTATCTAGGGTTACTTATGGACAACAGTGTCCCATCAACGACTTTGCTGAGAGATTGAAGAGTACAGGGGTCGATGAGGATTGGAAACTGGCTCGAAAGGTAATTGAACCTAAATTGAGAGTTTACGTACCTATTTTAGTTCGTGGAAGAGAGGACGAAGGTCCTAAATTCTGGGGATTTGGATCACAAGTATATCAACAGATTTGTCAATTTATGGCAGATGATGATTACGGAGATATTACTGATTTAGCTAATGGAAGGGACATCGTTATTAACTATGATAAACCTGAAGGTGGAAAGCCATGGGACGTAACAACTACCGTGTTACCAAAACCAGCTCAAACTCCAGCTACAGAGAGTCAAGATGTAGTAAATCTTATAAAGCAGATGCCTACAATGGAAGATCTATTTCCAATGAAATCTTTTGAAGAACTGGAAAACATATTGAAAGCATATGCAAACCAGGATGCTGAGTCGTCTAATTCATCGTCCGATTCATCTGGAAACGGAGAGGCGATGACAGCCAGCGTCGGTAAAGAAGCGAGCATGCCTAAAACTTCAGTAGAAGAAGCAACTGATATGTTTGAGAATTTCTTAAAAGACATATAGATTGGCTAAAGCAGATAAAGCAAACGATACCAGTAGCGTTATTGAGAATATAGCTAGCGATTTAAATAAGTTATTTAAATCTACTGTTTCTCAAACAGCGTACGTGGTCAATAAGGATAGTGATTTAACAGACACTCCATTTTACGTATCTGACTGGATTAGTACCGGATGTGATGTGTTAGATTTAGCTATATCAAATCAACCGCATGGAGGTTATCCTGTCGGTAGAATTACAGAGATAAGCGGTTTATCCGCTTCAGGGAAATCGCTAGCAGCCGTACAGGCTATAGCGTCTACGCAGAAAAAAGGAGGAGTTGCGATTTACTATGATACTGAAAATGCTTTTTCTAAAAGCTTTTTTGAAGCAGCAGGAATTGATATGAGTAGGATGGTGTACTGTGCTCTTTCAAATATAGAAGATATTTTCGAAGCAATTCAGAATAATATCGTAAGTATTAGGAAGAACAGTCCTGACCTACTAGTTACAATCGTTGTAGATAGTATTATGGGAGCGACGACTAAAATAGAACAAGAAGCTGATTTTGACAAGGATGGTTATGCGACACAGAAAGCAATAATTCTTTCGAAAGCTATGCGGAAGTTAACACAAACGTTCGGAAGGCAGAACATATGTATTATACTTACAAATCAGTTACGTACAAGGTTAGGTGTCTCCTTCGGAGATCCTTACACTACCTCAGGAGGTCAGGCTATCGGGTTTCATTCATCTGTTAGGTTACGTCTAAAGCAGATGGGTAAAATTAAAGCTAATATTAATGGAAGACCGACCGTGATTGGTATTAAGACTAGAGCTCAGGTTTTTAAAAATAGGATGGGAGCTCCACTTAAAACTGCTGATTACGATATACTGTTTTCTTCTGGAATTGATAATTACGGAAGCTGGCTTTATACCATGAAGGATTATAAACTTGTAACTACTTCTGGAGCATGGCATACGTATACACATGTTGATAAAGAGACTGGTGAGGTTTTAGGGTCTATTAAGTTTCAATCGAAGGATTTCGAAAAGAAGCTTGAAGAGAATCCCGAAATTAAACAAGCCATCTATGATGACATATGTAACGTATTAATTAATACATACGAACAATTAGAAGACATTGGAATAGATGATATGAAATTAGATACCAATTTTGATATCGACTCAGACATAATTCCAACCGTTCCTAAGAATTCAACAAAACTAGAAGACTTTGAATCAGACATTAGCGGAGAAGTATAAAGACTTTAAAGACAATGTAGAGGTTAATCGACCTGACACTACATTATTGGTTGACGGACATAACACCTACATACGGTCTTTTACGACTGTACCGGTAGTAAATGATAATGGCGAACATTTCGGAGGGACTTTAGGGTTCCTCCGATCTCTAGTCTTTCTCATTAAGAGGTTTACTCCTACCGAAGTAGTTATTGTATTTGATGGAAAAGGAGGATCTGCACGGAGAAGGAAACTTTATAAAGATTATAAGGCTGGAAGAAAAAATAAAATCCTTCCTAATAGATTTGCCGATCTTAAAAGTCCCCATACTGAAGAAGATTCCTTTGTCTATCAACTAAGATTGCTCGGTGAATATTTACAACATCTTCCAGTAAAGGTATTGGCATTTGATAATATCGAAGCAGATGATGTTATTGCACATATAGCTAACGTAAGGTCTGAAAAAGGTAAACATTCTACAATTGTAAGTAGTGATAAAGACTTTTTACAACTTGTCGGAGATAACATAACCATATACAGGCCTGTTAAGAAAAAACTATATGGCTTAGAGGAGTTTAAGAAAGACTATGGAGTTACTAGCTCTAACTTTCTATTTAGGAGATGTTTTGAAGGAGACGCTTCGGATAATATTACCGGAGTAAGTGGAGTAGGACACAAGACGTTAATAAAGCTTTTTGAAAAGTATTCAAGCGATTCATTAATATCTTTTGAAGAGGCATTTAACATCTGTAAAGAGGAAATCGAAAACGGCAGTAGGAAAAAAGTTTACTCTAAGATACTTGATCAGAAAGACATATTAATTAGAAACTACAAATTAATGCAACTACAGGATGTTGACATTGCCGGTACAACTAAATTAACAATTAACGATATAGTTAACAGACCTAGCAATACGTTAAACCTTTTTGAATTTAAAAAGTTATTTATACGAGATAGGTTAACATCAACTGTAAGGTATTTTGATAACTGGATTAATAAGTCTGTTGTTGCAAGACTTTTAAATAGTTGAAACTTGGTTTAAGTTTTCGTATATTTAATGTATAAGCAGGTTAAAAATAAAAATTAATAATACGTGAGTAATTTTTTTAATTTCGGATACCTCTTCCAAGTTAAAGTAGTAACAAGTTTAATACAAGATGTTAATTTTCTAAAACAAGTTATTGACGTTTTAAAGGTATCTTATTTTGAAAATGAAGGCTGTAAATGGTTTTATGATCAGATAACCGATTACTATACTTTATATAAGAGTACCCCCACCTTAGATGTAATTAAGGTACAATTGGAATCCGTAAAAGATAATCCCACCCTTGTAGAGGAGATTAACTTAGTACTAAAGGATATTTGGAAGAGTATTGAGTCAGAGGATTTAGAATTTGTAAAGGATAAGACAGAAACTTTTTGTAGAAATCAAGAATTAAAAAATGCAATATACAAATCCGTAGACCTACTTAAGGATGAAAATTATGATGGCATATGGGATGTCGTTAATAAGGCTTTAACGGCTGGAGTTAGTTTAGAGATAGGCCACGATTACGTTGCAGATATTTTAGACCGATACGCAGAAAATCTACGTAGTGTTTCTCCAACTCCTTGGAGCTGCATCAATCAGATAACAAAGGGTGGACTCGGAAAGGGAGAATTAGGATGTGTTGTAGCTCCGTCTGGAGCTGGTAAGTCTTGGATGCTTTGCGCTATTGGAGCCTATGCTTTTAAGATGGGCTTACAAGTTAACCATTACACATTAGAGCTTAATGAACTCTATACTGCAAGACGTTACGATACTATCTTAACCGGTATAAGTGATGAGAACCTAGATGTAAATAAACATAAGGTAAAGGATATTATAGAGAACTGCGAAGGCCGTTTACTAGTAAAAGACTTTCAAGGATCTACAGGTGTTACGGTAAATTCACTTAGAGCTCATTTAGAAAAATGTGTCTTAGTCGGACAGAAGCCTAATGTAATTATTGTAGATTACGCGGATTTGTTAAATAGTACCGGCATTAAGGAGACTCGATTAGAGTTAGATAAAATTTATAAAGATCTTAGAGCATTAGGAGGAGAGTTTGGATGCCCAGTTTGGACAGCCAGTCAAGCGAATAGGTCTTCTTTAGAAGAAGAGGTAATAGAAGCTGACAAGATTGCTGAATCTTATAATAAGGTTATGGTGTCAGATTTTATCATATCGTTATCTAGAAAAACTGAAGATAAATTAACTAAGACGGGTAGAATTCATGTGATAAAAAATAGATTCGGACCAGATGGAGTTACTTTCCCTATGGAACTTGACCCGGCCGCCGGTGTGATGAAAGTGCATAGAGGAGATTCCCTACAAGGTAAGAATACTAAAGAGCAAATGGAAAGAGGTAAAGCTGAGGTTAAGAAAATTCTTCATGAAAAATATAATGAATTTTTTACTTAAAACAGAGTGCTTAAGGTACGTTCTACCTATTTATTATTACATCCGTTGTGACTAAAATTTCATAAATTTTAAAGCAGAGTACTTTAGGAGGAGCCTAATCCTCCCATATAATATACTGTCTTTTTTTAAAAAAAAAATAAAGAACTAAATGCAAAACTTATCGACACAGATACTATCAGATATTACTGTTCACATGAAATATGCTAAATATCTTCCCGAAGAAAAGAGGAGAGAAACTTGGGAAGAATTAGTATATAGGAACAAATCAATGCATAAAAAGAAGTTTCCAGAACTAGCAGATGAAATAGATGCTGCATATAGATTTGTATACGATAAGAAGGTACTTCCATCAATGCGATCTATGCAATTTGCAGGCAAGTCGGTAGAAATAAATCCTGCTAGAATTTTTAACTGTTTTAGTAGAGATACGAGGTTTGTAACTAAATTTGGAGTGAAGAGTTTTGAAGATTTTGAGCATGGGGACAAAACTACTGTTCTAACTCATAAAGGAAATTGGAAGAATGCTATAGTGAGGTGTTACGGAAAACAGAAACTTAACTTAGTTACTTTTAAGAGAGGTAGGTCTACTAGAAAAGTTAAAGTAACCGGTAATCATAGGTGGATTCTAAAAAATGGAGAACACACTACCTCCTTGAAGGAAGGAGATGTACTATTTCCCGCACCTAATGTAACCCCATTTAACTACTATGAATCAGATCCACTTCATCGACTATACTGGTGCTATGGATACGTGTATGGAGATGGAGGGCTGTTGAAGGATGATAATGGAGAATATAAGTACTCAATGGTTAGACTTTGTGGAAAAGATAAAAATAAGTATGCAGATCGATTTAAAGAGTGTCAATTTAAATCTTCCTCTCCTTCTTCAATTAACGGAGACCTAATGGTCTATACCGGTACCTACCTGAAAACAACCCCAGACTTAGAAGAAGATAGTACATCTTTAATAGAAGCTTTTATGGACGGGTTTCTCTGCGCTGATGGAACTAAAAACGACGAACACCGACGTAACTCAGTACTATCACCGTATAGTTGTATTATGCAATCTAGACCTGAACCGGTAGCTTTTTTAGAAACCGCATTAGAAGTGTGTAAGTATTACGTAACTCGTACATATTCTGAAGCAGGTAAGAAAACCAATTATGGAACTATTTCGCAACACCAGAAAGCATTTTCAATAGCTTCAGCAATAGGTACCGGACCTAATACGTACTGGAAAGTCGATTCGATAGAAGAATACGGCAAGGAGAAGGTATGGTGCTTAGAAGTCGAAGATGATCACAGCTTTGTATTAACTGGAGGTTTAGTGACTGGAAATTGTGCATATGTTCCAGCAGATGATTGGAGAGTATTTAGTGAAGTAATGTTTTTACTATTAGGCGGAACCGGTGTTGGCTATAGCGTACAACAGCACCACGTAGCTAAGTTACCGGAGATTGTACGGCCGAATGAAAAGCGAACTAGAAGATTTTTAATAGGAGATTCTATTGAAGGATGGGCCGATGCTGTTAAGGTTTTAATGAAGTCCTATTTTTACGGTGGCTCAACAATCAGTTTTGACTACTCCGATATACGCGTAAAAGGTTCATTACTCGTCACTTCAGGAGGGAAGGCTCCAGGTCCTCAACCGTTAAAAGAATGCCTTCTTAAGATTAGAGGTATATTAGACAATAAGGAACAACATACAAAACTAACCTGCATTGAAGTACATGATATTATATGTCATATCGCAGACGCTGTACTAGCAGGCGGCATACGTCGTGCAGCATTAATTAGTTTATTTTCAGCAGATGACGATGAAATGATATCTTGCAAGTCAGGAAACTGGTGGGAATTAAATCCGCAGAGAGGTAGAGCGAATAATTCCGCAGTACTAGCTAGACATAGAATCACTGAAGAGTTTTTTATGAAACTGTGGAAGCGTGTAGAGGATTCTAATGCGCGAGAACCAGGCATATACTTCACAAACAATGTTGATTGGGGAACAAACCCTTGCTGTTTTGTTGGTGACACTAATATACAAACTGACACTGGTACGATGACTATTAAAGATATTGTATCTAATGTGAATGCAGGAGAAACTTGTTTAGTGGAAACTTACAATGAAGACACCGGTAAAATTGAATTAAAAACAGTAAAGGCTGGTATATTAACTAAAAAAGATGCCACGATTGTAAAACTTACAGTAGAAGAAAATGGAGTTGAGTATTCAGTTAAATGTACATCAGACCATAGGTTTTTTACAAATAATAGAGGTTGGATTGAATGTAAAGACCTAACCCATGATGACGATATAGTCATATATAATTCAATTATTTAAAAAGTTTCATAATTACTCAGAGCAATTATGAAAACTGCAAGTAATGGTGGAAAAGTAAAAAAAGGAACAGGAAAAAATAGAGGATATATTGGATATCGTATAACTTGGGACGGTAAAAAAGTATTTTTGCGTAGTAAAGCTGAGTTTATTTATGCATGTGTTTTGGATATAGAAAGAATACCGTATATGTTAGAATGTAGTACATATGAAATTAATGGAGTTAGATATAAACCTGATTTTTTTATTTTTGACGACACTTATTCAACAATAAAAAAAATTGTGGAAATTAAAGGGTTGGATGATAAAAAAACTGCATTACAGTATATTGACAAATTTAAACAATATTTTAACAAATTAGGGATTGAATATGACACCATTTGGAAATACCGGGCTCTAATAACTAAATATAATTTAGATTCAAAAATTGATAAATGGGTTAATAAATCTATAGAACTATATGACCACATATCGGATGTATCAGGAGAAAATAATCCTATGTATGGTAAAAAACATAAACCAGAAACAATAGAGTTAATACGTAAAAAAGCAAAGAAAAGACAAACGGATGAATATAGACGTAAAAATTCTGAGGCTCAGAAACGTTTCTGGGAAACAGAACGTGGGAAACAACGTAAAAATGAAATATCCCAAAAACGCAAAGAACATGCTAAAAAAATCAATCCAATTATAGAAAGAATATGTTTTGGCTGTTCCACTAAATTTAAAGTTAAACTAAAAACAAAAAAAGAATTCTGTTCAGGTCAATGCAAACGCAAATGGTCATATGCCAACATACCTGGTTACGGAAAACATAATAAAAAAGTAAAATAATTATGGCAAAATTAGTATCAATAGAAATTTTAGATTATACAGAAGATGTATATGACATTGAAGTAGAGGATAACCACAACTTTTTCGCTAATGAAATATTGGCACATAACTGTGAAATCGCCTTACGTCCTAATCAATTCTGTAACCTATGCGAAGTAAATGTATCAGATATAGAATCTCAAGAGGACTTTAATAATAAAGTTAAGGCAGCAGCTTTTATAGGAACCCTACAAGCAAGTTATACCGACTTTCACTACCTACGACCAGTATGGCAACGTACGACTGAGAAAGACGCATTAATAGGTGTATCAATGACTGGTATAGGTTCCGGAGTAGTCTTAGGATATGATTTAACTGAAGCGACTGAAGTCGTAAATAAGGAAAATGAAAGGGTTGCTAAATTAATTGGAATTAATAAAGCCGCTAGATGTACAACAGTTAAGCCTGCCGGTACTACCTCTTTAGTGTTAGGTACTAGTTCCGGTATCCACGCTTGGCATAACGACTACTATATAAGGAGAATTAGAGTTGGCAAGAATGAAGCAATATATCAGTACCTAGTCGATAACCATCCTGAACTAGTCGAAGATGAAGCATTTCGCCCACATGATACTGCTGTGATAAGTATTCCTCAAAAAGCTCCTGACGGATCTATTCTACGTACCGAAAGTCCTTTCAGCTTATTGAATAGAGTTCAAAAAGTTTATAGAAGTTGGATTAAGCCAGGACATAGAAAGGGAGATAATACACATAACGTTTCTGCAACAATATCACTTAAAGAGGAAGATTGGGAATTAGCTGGAACTTGGCTTTGGGAAAATCGAGATTCATACAACGGTTTGTCTGTATTACCGTATTCTGATTCTTCTTATAAGCAACTGCCTTTCGAAGATATCACAAAAGAAGAGTACGAGAGATTACTAGGCACACTACATGCAGTAGATTTAACTAAGATAACAGAAGAGACAGACGAAACTGATTTAGCAGGAGAGATTGCTTGCGGAGCAGGAGGTTGTGAAGTAGTTTAGAACATTAAATTAAGATGAAAGACACAGTATATTATTATTTTGAAAACGGATTTAAAGTGTTTACAGAACTATTTCACTTAGAAAGAGGTTACTGTTGTAAAAACGGATGTCGCCACTGTCCTTATTCAAAACCTAAAACTATATTAAAACAGTAATATTATGCACCCAGATATTAAAGCAAAATTATTTAACGACATCTATTGGGCAACATGCTTTGGATGTGGCGAAATGAATACCACAGCTGTAAATAAGCAACTTCCAGATAACGAAAAAGAAGAGGATGTATCGGAAGGATGACTGGATTAGTGCTCTATATTTAAAAGAAATAATACAGAAAAAAATAAAAAAAAGTTGTAAGTCCGGCACATTATGCTTATCTTAAGTATATAGATAATAAATAAAAAAGTTATGATTAAAATAAGCCATGAAGCTCCTCTATCCATATTTGACATGGTACAGGGAAAGACCGATTACGACTATTGCCTCTGTCACCTGTATGACGAAAATAGTACATATCGGGATAAGTTTTTAGAAGCAAAGAAGAAGGGGAGAGAGATTATTTTAGATACTAGTGTGTTTGAACTTGGTCATGCTTTCGACGAAGATAAGTATATAGAGATTATTAAAGAACTTCAACCCGAATGGTACATCGTTCCTGATGTGTTAGAAAATAGCATGCAAACGTACATTAATGCTGTTCGATGGAAGGAAGAGATTATAGATAAGCTACCAGGAAAGCCGATAGTGGTAGCACAAGGGAGGAACTTAGAAGATTTCACCAACTGTTTTAAAGCACTAGCCTCACTAGATATGCCTAAAATAGCCATATCTTTCGATTATAGTTTCTATTCAGACCTTTATAAACATCCAAACGTACACGTAAGTAGAATGTTAGGGAGACCGACCCTATTGCGGCATTTAGTAAAGGAAGAGCTTTTAAACTCAGATATGAAATTACACCTGTTAGGTTGTGCTTTACCGCAAGAAGGTTTACTATATTCTCAAAATTCTCAAGAAGGTTTTGATTTTATTGATTCTATGGATACATCAAATCCATGCGTACATGGTATTAAAAAGGTACGTTATACCGATCAAGGGCTATGGGATAAAGAATCAGTTAAACTATTTACACTTATCAATGAAGACTTAGATAGAGATTCAATTGAGATTGTTAAAAATAATATAATGAGGTTTAGATGGTTTTGGAATCAAAGTTATGACTTTACAAATGTAGAAATTGTATGAGAATAGCACTATCAGGAGTACAGGGTTCAGGTAAGTCGACTTTAGCAGGTAAGTTGGTTGAACTATTACCAAACTGGTCACATTACGGAGAGTCGACAAGAAGCGTTAAAGCTATGAATCTTCCAATTAACGAAGCTGGAACAGACACAACTCAACTCGTTATTGCAAACAAGCATATAGATAACCTGTTCAGCTGTTATAATTCTGAATCAGACTCATATAATATGGTTACAGATAGGTGCTTACTAGATGTATTAGCTTATACTAAGCGGTTCATGGAGAGAGGGTTAATTTCCGAATGGGTACATGACTATATATGTCATCTTGCTTTCCATTATATGAAAGAATATGATATAATATTCATCGCTCAATTAGAGTTCGCTTTAGAGGATGACGGAGTCAGAAGTACTAGTGAAGAGTTTTTAGACGACATACAGAATAAGTTTAATATACTAACCAAAAACTGGGATACAGACAGACTCTATGATGAAGGAGATTCCGGAGAATATCCTAAACTCATATACTTGACCGGTACAGTTGAGGAAAGATTAGAAACGATTTTAAAAGAAGTAAAATAAATTATGCAGAATAATCAAAAGAAAGTAGCAGAGATTGCTGCTCGTCATTTAGGTAAAAAAGGAGGAGAAGGTTATAGTACATCCTATGATCCAAAGCTTCTTGTAGCAATTCCAAGAAAATTAAACAGAGAGGCTTACGGTATAGATGAAAAAGACTTACCCTTCTGTGGCTTTGATGTCTGGAATGCATACGAAGTGTCAGCATTGACTAGTAAAGGATGTCCCGTTACAGGTATGTTAAAAATAGTATGTAATGCTAGATCGAAGTATCACGTAGAATCTAAGTCTATAAAACTATACTTAAATTCGTTTAATATGACTAGGTTAGGCGATACTATAGAAGAGTGTATAGAATTAATTGAACGCAGAGTAGCAGAGGATTTATCTGAACTCTTAGACTCTCCCGTTCTAGTGAAATTTTTTAATAACGCTAATGACGAAACCGGGTACGATGTTAGTACCGGATCGACAGCGGACTACTCTGTAGAACCGCCTTTCCCTAAATCAACATCAGTTGATCCTTTTTGGAATTATGACCTTATCCAATCACAGATAGATTTAAATACTATCAAATTCGACACGTATAAGTCAGATAAAAATCAATTAGAAACCGGTAACGGGGGGTTTTTAAAAACCAGAATTGACTTTTTACGATCTAATTGTAGAGTCACAAATCAACCTGATTGGGGGGATATTTACATACACATAGAAGGTAAAGAAGTTCCCTCTCTAGAGTCTTTAGCTAAATATGTTGTTAGTCATAGAACGGTTTCACATTTTCATGAAGAGATTGCCGAGATGGTCTATAAGCACTTACTTGATCGATTTAGTCCAGATAAGCTAATGGTAGCATGTCTATATAGTAGGAGAGGTGGAATCGACATTAATCCAATAAGAGCGACAGATATAAAGCTTATCGACGGCGTATTTTACTCACTTACATCTAGGCTAAGAAAAACATTAAAACAGTAGTATGAAAAAGAGACCATGGATAGCCATGTTTAGCCAAACCGGTAATGAGATACTAAAACTTAGTTCAGCAATTAATCGCTCCCCAAACTTTATTATAGGTAATCATAGAGATAATACTATTCCTAAGATTAACTCTAGGATAGAATCATCCACTGTATATGTCTCTAATAAGCCGACAGCGGAAGAGTTAACTGTTATTTTTGACACGTTTGAAAACCCTATAATAACTCTTCACGGATGGTTGAGAATAATACCTGCTGAGGTTTGTGGAAGGTATGAAATATATAATGGACATCCGGGGTATATAGTGGACTATCCGGAACTAAAAGGACTTAATCCGCAAGATAGGGTTTCTAAGTATATAAAGGATTATAGAGAGATAGGAAGCGTAGTACATGAAGTAGTACCGGAAGTAGATGCCGGAGCTATTATAACAGAGTGTAAAATGGTTAATAAGTACTATAAGAAGTCTCTTCCGAAACAGAGGAGTAAGGTAAAAGATTATGTATATAACACAAGTACGATAACGTCACTTATGGCATGGATGGACTTTTCAAAAGAATATCTGTAAGGAGTTGAAAGGAGAAAATAAACATTGTATACTATGTGGTACTTTATTTATTAGGCCGAGATGGCAAGGTAAAGGGTCTTTTAGTAAGAGAAAATACTGTAGTAGAAAATGTTCTGCTAGAAGTACCGCTAGTAGGAGAAGTACTCCTGAA